GGTGTAATTGCGCAGGATGTTAAGCCTCATTTACCTGAAGCAGTAAAGACACGAGAAGACGGTACACTTGCGGTTGACTACGAAAAAATGTGCGCGTTAGCGTTTGCCGCAATTGCAGAACTCCGCGCTGAAGTTGAGGCGCTCAAGCGCCAATAAAGGAATAGTTATGCCTAGTACATACAACAACAATCTGCGCCTTGAGATGATTGCTACCGGTGAACAGGCCGGTACGTGGGGTATAACTACTAACAATAACCTTGGTACACTGCTTGTCGCTGCTATTACAGGAAGGACGGCAATCACTACGGGCATAAGCCCTTACACGCTAACTGCGTTGAATGGCGCGGCTGATGAGTCTCGTGCTGCGGCGCTTGAGTTGGATACGAGTACTGGAGCAAACTACGTTGTTATAGTTCCTACAGTGACCAAGCTGTATGTGGTTGAAAACGTAAATAGCCTTTATTCTGTTGAAGTTAAAACAGCTTCAGGATCAGGCATTACTGTACCCCCTCTAAAAACAGTATTACTACGCTGCGACGGCACGAATGTCGTTGAACAGCTTGACTATGTGGTTGGTAATTTTGGTGTAGGCGGAGCGATTACTGCGCCGTTAGCCTCTGTTACTGGGTCTGCGTATTTAGGAACATCACAAACCGCCACGATAACTAACGCAAGTCCTGCTGTCATAACAGTTGCGGCTTCTCCGTTAAATAATACTGCGGTACGATTTACGACCACTGACACATTGCCATCTCCGCTAGTTAATACAACAACTTATTATGTAATAAATAGAACAGCGACTACGTTTAATGTTTCTACCAGCATTGGCGGTAGCGCAGTAAACACTACTACATCAGGTTCTGGGACACATACGGTGACAACCGTGTCCTTGGCGACTACCGCACCGGCGGATACAAACAATACTCAGATAGCCACTACTGGGTTTGTTGCTTCGGCTATCACAGGTACGAATGTAGATATTACAAACTGGACAATAGAAGAAACTTTTGCCACTCAAACAGCCACCATAACAATTGCGTCTCCTGCGGTGGTGACCGTTACAACATCTCCAGCGAACGATACACCGGTTTCTTTTTCTACGACTGGCGCATTACCTACGGGTATTACTGCGAATGCAGCGTATTATGTGTATAACCGCACGAGCACCACATATAACTTGGCTACAGCAGTGGGCGTGTCTCAGTCTGCGACAACCCCAATAGCATCGCCGGGGGTTGTAACTGTTGAATTTGCTCCGAGCAACGGAGATCAAGTTATATTTGCTACTACTGGGGCGCTGCCGACTGGCATTACTGCGGGAACTCCGTACTATGTAATTAACAGAACGTCCACCACATTTGAAATATCAACGACATCTGGCGGCACAGCTATTAATTTTACAGGGTCGCAATCAGGCGCTCAGACTGCTACTTCGTACACACCTATTAATACGAGCGGCACCCAAAGCGGAACACATACAGAAACTACTTCAAAACTGTTTTTTAAGTACAAGACACAAAATCGTATGTCTGTGGATTTGGGCGGCAACGCTATCTTGTTTGGTAATGTAACCGCCTTCGGTTCGGTATAGGAGTTATAAAAAATGCCAATTCCCGGCCCCGGTACAGCTATCTCGATGACTACAATCGCCACCGAGTTTGGTGGTACGGTACCTCATTCTCTGAGTGAGTATTATCGTGGCGGTGGTTTAGTCCCAAACACGCCCGGTAACGCAGCAATCCCCACATCGGGTCAGATTGCTATGGGTAACTTTTATGGGTCATCTAACCGCACGGCGGTAGCCCTGACAATTTCCAGTAATACATTTAACTACGATGTATTTACTAACCGTGGCCCCGCTTATGTAGCGGGTTCAACTGATCTTACTGTTACAGTTAATCCCGGTGTCACCGTTGGCAGCACTTCAACAGGTACCTACGCTATGCTTGTACCCTCGTCATTTAACCCCGGCGATACTGTACGCATCGTGAACAACGGCACCATCCAAGGTATGGGCGGCGCGGCTGGCGCTGGCGGAAATTGGTTCCCTGCAATTAATGGTAACCCCGGTGCTGGTGGTGGAAACGCTGTTTTTGTAAACAGACCAACTATTATTACAAATAATGGAACCCTTGCAGGGGGTGGTGGCGGCGGTGGTGGTGGCAGCGGTACATTCCGGCCCGGCGGTCCGTCACCAAAGATGCCCGCGACACAACTTGGCGGGGGCGGGGGCGGTGGCGGAGCAGGATTCAATGGTGGTGCAGCCGGAGCAGGTGGTGCAGGACCTACAGCTAGCGGTAACCCCGGTGGGGCCGGTACATCACCAGCCGGTGGCGGTGGCGGGGCGGGGGGCGTTGGTGGTGTCCCTCCCATCTCCGGCGGTACGGGCGGTGCTGGCGGTGGTAGGGGGGCAGTAGGAACCGGTGGCGGCGCATCAACCGCACCGGTATCTGGGACTGGCGGCTCAGGTGGTGCTAGGGGTAACTATATTGTTGGAAATCCATTTGTAACTTATCCGGCTACCGGTACGCGTCAAGGTGGCGTTGCTTAACAGGAGTAATAATGAATACAATTTACATGAAAGTTAAAGCATTTGAAGAGCAGTCCTATTCACTGCTTGTATCTTTTGCGTCTGACACGACGAAGTCTCAGAACCCCGATGATTACCCAGCGTATGCTTTCCAACCTATGAATATGTGGCCCGACGTAAGTGACCCCGCAGAGATTGAGAAACGTATTGCTGTAGCCGGTGTGTATCACGCGGAGCAACAGGAGCGGGAAGAAAAGTTTATCGCCGATCCCGCAAAAGTTCAGTCTTACAAAAATATGGTTGGGCAGGAAAAAAATTATCCGGTAAGCGAGTTAATTCCCCCTCCACCTAATCCTATTATCGAGGTATAAACATGAACTCAAGGCCATACGTAGCTTTTGGCTATACTGTCGTTAAAAATGTTTTTACTGCGGGCGAAGTTTTTATATCCGACCCCGTTGTTAATAATGTGTTCTCGGTAGGGGATTTATTTCCTTACGTATGGTTTTACACAAAAGGCACAGATGTGCTTATTAATCTAGATACACAAGAACAAATTACAAGAACCGCTGGAGACTGTACGATAACTATGCCGTACCCTAAAGGTACGTGGAGAACTACGCTACCAGAAGATTTAGAGTTATGGTGTATTAGCCCGTTTCTTAACAATGACAAAACTCCGCCTGTACCTAATGTAGGTATATTTTCATTGCGCGATGGGCAGGAAACTATTGTGCCACATGGTACTAAATTATTTTTAATCCATGCTTCTATAGCGGTTGCGGGGAAAGTAATTCCGGCAGGACGACAAATTGAATTTGTATCTGGCGATAAAACTGTGTTGGCTATTGGGGACGCATACGGCTTTATCTTTCCATGAAGTACGCGGAGAAACTGCGAGAGCGGGCAATAGATAATCTTGACCCTCGGCGCACTACCCGCCTTCTTGGGATGCATGTTGTGTCGCAAAAACGTCCGGGTTTGGTAAGGCGGTACGTACAGCGGAGCGTTTCTTTCCGGCTGCTAAACATGTTTCCACGGCAAATAGCTGATGCTTGTATTGGAATATCGCTGTCAAAAATAGATCGACTTAAGCCGCACGTACATACAGAAGAACAATGCGTAATCAACCTGTATTTAAACGCGGGCGGTGCCAGCACCATCTTCTATGAAGGCCCCGTTAGTGTTTTGGACGGTGAAACCGAAGACAATGGCAACAAGTACTTATTAGTTAAAGATGAGTTTTTAAAGCAGGTCGAATCCTTTGAGGCGCATTCCGGAGATGTGTGGCTTCTTGATTCTCGCCAGCCTCACGCGGTGTGCAGCGAAGATGCGGTAGAAGACAGATGGGCGTTACAGATGTTTCTATCTATTACGTTTTCCCAAGCTAAAGTATTGTGCGGAAGTTAATTTATGTTTACACCAATTTGTTTGGCTAAGTTGATTCCCGTTGAGTTCTGTCAGTTCTTTACGCACGTACTTATGCGGGTGGGTGATTTGTCTCCACGCGGGGACAATCAAATCCCAGACGTTAGAGCTATCCTCGACCACGAGTATATGTTTGAGACTTTGCATGAACGTTTGTGGCCGGTTATTGAACAAGCCGTTGGCGAAGAGTTAATACCAACGTACGCTTACGCTAGGCTATACAGTAATGGGAACGTGCTGGAAAAACACAAAGACCGCCCTGCTTGTGAGGTTAGTGTCACCATACAACTTGGAAGATCACACCACTATGCATGGCCGATCTATATGGGCGGACAGCGCTTTGATTTAGCTGAGGGGGACGGCGTAATTTACCCCGGTTACGATATCGAGCATTGGCGTGACAAATGTGATGGTCCAGAAGGATATTATGCGGGGCAAGTGTTTTTGCATTTCGTGCGTAAAAATGGAGAGTACGCAGGAGAAGTTGGTGATAACACTATACGCAACATATATTCTTATGGAAAAGGTAGAACTCACATGATGGAGAACAAATAAACGTGATATACCCTATTCCACCCCGCAACATCCCCGGTAAAGATTATCTCGCGTACTGGGAGGGGTTTCTTACGCTCGAAGATATTAATTTGCTACTTGCGCAGCCTGAGTGGTTGAACCTGCAAGCCGGGTGTGTTGGGGGTTCTGGTGGCAGTTCAATAGTGGACTCCAAGATTAGAGAAACAGGTGTTGGTTGGTTAAAGATGAAACCAGAGCTTGCACCTATTTGGGAAAAACTGTCTGTCGCAATAGCCGAGGTCAACCGGCATTTCTTTCATTTTGATCTAACCGGGGTCTATGAGCCGATGCAACTAGGGTTGTATACAGGGGAAACGCAAGGGCATTATGACTGGCATGTTGATGCTGCGTTAAGCGACACGCATGTACCACGAAAGCTGTCGATGGCAATGTTGCTATCTGACCCGTCCGACTTTGAGGGTGGTGAGTTCCAAGTAAAAACCGACAGAGATACACCCCATACACTAGATACACAAAAAGGTAGGGCGTGGTTTTTTCCGTCGTACACGTTGCATCGCGTAGCGCCGGTAACAAAGGGCGTGCGCCGGTCATTGGTATTGTGGGTTGGCGGCCCACCGTTTCGTTGATGGAGGAATAAATTGACCCGTTAACCTTACTCGCTGCTGCTAACGCTGCGGTTGCGGCTGTTAAAAAAGGATGTCAGCTATACAAGGACATTAAGGGTGCAGCGGGGGAAGTAAAAGATGTACTGGACGATCTGAAAACGCAG